GACTCAATCATCAACTCGTTTGATGTAATAGATCTCAAAGTTAGGATGCAGCTCTTTGCATACCTGCTCAGCCTGTAATGCAGTGTCGCGCATATATGCAAGCGCATCATTCATATTCCTGTCGGTATGATAACCAACGCAAACCCATTTGAGTTCAGTCATGATCGTGAGAGAATGTAGTGTGTTTAGGTAACCCTTGAAAGGTTACAGAAAGGGCTGTGATTAGTCAGCCCAATGTGTAACAATCAAAGATCAATTAGCATCTCATCAAGTGCATCAGTGTCGATAGTTGCATCCATCCAACGTGCACCATCAGGTGTCATCTGTCCAAATAGATTCTCAATCCTAGGGATTAGAGCATCATAACGATCATATTGACAAGCAACCTTATACATATTCTCATCATTCTGTAACCATAAGGCTACATTCCACGTTGCCCAATTAGCCCAACCATTGTAGTCGGTGCGTTCAGGAATCATGCTAGTTAGAGCATCCATGATAGTTAATTAGATTGGGGATTGAATGAAACAATTCAGATACCGTAGTTTAATGCGGTATCACTAAACGCATCAAGAAAGCTATGCAGAGTGCTTAACTCTTTAGACGTAAACAGAGAGCGTTTATCATCACAAAGAGTAGCGTACTTAATAGCCTTCATGATAGGCTTAAACTCATCAGGATAAACTTCAACATTAACAGCGAGACAATGCTCAGTCATTGTTGTTTTAATGTGTGCCTAACTCAGTGTCAGGCAATACCCTAGCCCACTAGCGAAGTGGGAGACATAACATTCCTGTCATGACACGGCTGGCCGTGCTAGGGCGATTGATGCAATACCTGGCCCGCATAATTATGAAGAACAAAGACACTACGTCCGGCTACCCGTGCTAACCCGCGACGTGGTTGTGGTTGTTCGGTTTTCAAGGTTCGGAGCTGATCCTACAGCCTGGCAGGCCCAAGGCCCGAGAATCACCTACATTTCTTAACATTCTCAACAACGAAGCTTTATTGAGAAAGGCACAGATTTTATGTAAATAGTACACGCGTATCACACGCGCACGCGTTACATGTAAGCACCTGGTACATCCGTACTGTTATCCCTGTCCAAATGCTTGCGTATCTGTCTATTGAACAGTGACGCAACCTAGCCAGGGCAAGGCATTTGGGCCTGTCCAGAGCGGTTTGGACACGGTTTTGGACAGGATGGGGCCGGGGGTAGTTGATTTGTACCAGGGAGGGGTGGCATGGGGGGATTCTGGCGGCCACGCACAGGCGTAAGGACTTCAGAAATTTGTGTCAAAAATCATGAGTGACGCCTACAAGCCCCCAGAAGGGCCCTCCGAGAGGCCGGAGGTGCTATGTCACCTACGGAGGGTCGGAGGGGTCTTCCTGGACCGCCCAGGGGGCAGTGAGACGCATCTCGTCAAAGAAGTCACTACCCGATTCGGAATAAACAGGAGGCGACACAACAGCAGTAGGTGGGTCAATCTTTTCATATTCCTGAATAGCTTCATCAACTTCGTTCTTGATTCTTGCTTTGATTGTTCTTTGTTCAATCCACACCAATAACCCAAGCAACAAAAAGGCCGCCCAGTCCGGCAGCCTTTGGCTCAGTCCCCGATACAGGATCCGAAACTCATTCAGATCTAATTGATCACTTCCCATAGGTTCGGCATCTCCTTATTGAGGATTTGATAGATCTGGTTAGCAATGACACGATGCTCCAACTGGGTGCCTTCCTCTCGCCTCACAGAAAGGTAATGAATCCACGACCGAATGGTCCCCGACATATACAGCCGTGTCGGACTGTTCATGGGAAGGATCTTCCTTGCTGACTCCTTAGCAATGCCGGAGGACAGCATTTCCTGGTAGAGGTGTTCCAGATCCTCAAACAACGAAGAGATGCGGCGGTAGAACGCCTGTGTTTCCTCCCTAGTAAGGTCGTCGTGGGAAGCCTGACGGTTCTTCGTGTCTTGCCGGCGGAGATGCGGAATCTCCAGACCCCCAAGTCCATCAACAGTAGACGCGTATCTCTGACTGAACTCCTGAAACGAAAAGCTTCTATGTCGGAGGATCTGTGCTGAGATGTCCCGAGTTGTGGTTATTTCCACGCAAGCGGAAGCCATCTCAAATGGGGACCAATGATTATGATTAACAAGATACCTCAGTAACTTTCCTGTTGTGTCCAGCGTCTGCTGACCCTTAGGGTTACTAACTCTTGCACAATACTCAATGGTGTGTTCTGCTGCTGGGGTAATCCAGATCAGACGAACGTTTGAGGGGTACGGTTGTTCGAATGGTTGTTTGATGTCGGGTGCCATACGTTTTGGTGAATACAGTGGTAACGGTAAGTACTAGTAATATAGGTACTATCTGTTGTTATTGTTACTATTGTTATTTTTCTTTCTATAACAGCTGTATCGTAATAGGTCCGATGTGATACATTACTACCTATCGTAATACATTACGTTTAAGGAACAATAAACAAGAATAAAAACATTAAACAAGATTAATAACAGTAATTAACATTTGTCTTCCTTTTATCTTTTTTATTGTTTCTATTGACAGTGGTCGCGTTTCCTAAATATATCCAACAGTAGGCTTCGCATCTACTGTCTAATATATCCCCCCTTTCCCCCCTTTGAGTTGTCGAACCCCCCGGAGGGGGTCCGTCCGTCCATACCCGTACCCGTTCCCCTGGGTTAATAGGTTTGACGGGATACGGTTAACTGGAAACCCGGAAGTCGGAGGAACCCCCCTAAAGAGGTCCCCCCTTACGAAACCGCTGTTTCCACACCCAAGGAGCACCACTTCCCTGGGTAATAGTGTGCACCTTCTCTTGGGGCCAGTGGTAGCAAGGGTTTTCGAGGAATTTCAGGGCCCCTTTCTAGCGACGGCTGATCCACGACACAATGGGTCCTTCTTCGTGGGTTATGGGGTCGTCAAAGGTGCTTCCCGCGACCAGCAAATCAGTGGCTAAGGTGGGGGCAGAGAGGAACCCCTCAACCATGTTGGACCATTGTTGCCGGGACTTTTGGATGTCCTGCTCTTTGGCGGAGATGGCTAGGATGTCCTGAAAGTACTTGACACCGAGAGCTAGGGCATCCACTCGGTCATCGTGCTTCACGGCACCCTTCTCACGGCACATCCGTGTCAGCTGGTACATGAGCATTCTCGGTAACCTCTCTTCGGGGGCCATCTCTGGGTTGCTGCGGTAGTCCCAGTCGATGAGCTTTTGGTCAATGATGAGGCGGTGTTGGTTCAGGACGGGTTCTAGGGTATCGATGATCCGGTCCTCCTTTCGGGTGGTAGCGCGTACCTCCTCAAACATCATTCCGACCTTCATTTCTTGGGCATGTTTCTTCATGAGTTCCATGATTGCCCCGTCACCAAAGTTAGACTCAATGAGACACACACTGGATCCGTACTTACGGGCAAGCGTTAGGATGCCCCTAAGGGTCGTATCCGAGTATCCATCCTGTGTCGCAAGCATGTCCCGGACAAAGATGAACCCATTGATTTGGCTTAGGACTACGGCAACGGTTTCGTCCTTACCCCGACCGGAGGGGTCCACAGCGATGATGGTCTGATTGTAGGGGACATAATCAATGGTACTCTTGGGTCGGTGCCACCTATCGCCTGGAAGGGCCACGGCGGGCATGTCGAGGAGGGTCTCCTTATCAGCACCCCAAATCACGTCCGAAGGCCCCCGTTGCGGATCTAGTGGGAAGACAGAAAAGTCGCTAAGCTTGAGGGGGAACTTGAGGGCGTCCGAGAGGGACGTGTCGAGCATGAACTGGAGCATGAAGTTGCTCCGAGACATTGACTGTTCCCTTTCAAGAAGGTTGATCTCGGAGAAGCGTGTGTCTGTCGGGGCCCAAGCAATAGCATCAAGGCCCTTGTCTTCAATATCTGAAAGAAGCTGTGGAGCGAGAATCTCTTCATACCCAACAAGACTCTTTGGGTAGCGGGCAGGCCACACCATTGGTCGGTAGTTTCTTTCCCTCAGGGTCCGGTATATTGTGAAGGTGGTCTGAGGCGTACCCAAAAACACGATGCGACTATCCCTTTTCGGGGTCAATACTGACTCACCCTCCGTCACCAGTTGAAGAAGCTTCTCTCGCATCATGTCGGTTGCGGAGTTTGCTGGCACCTCCACGTCATCAAACACAATCAGGTCAGCACGGCTACCAGTGATCTGTCCGGTGATGCCTACGCTCTTTACCGATGGTGACTGGGCAGGGCGACACCCAGCAACATCAAAGGAGACTCTGGACCAACGCTGATCATCATCCCGTGGTCGCATGTGAGAGAGCCACTCAAACTCTTGGATACATTTTTGAGTGAAGATGGTGAAGTCATCCGCCCGTTGTTTACTTGCGGACACAACAAGAATTTTTTTGTCAATATCATTCCACAGGGTCCACAACACAAAAGCAGCAGCAATCCACGACTTACCAAGACCCCGAAACGCGGAGATCTGTAGTCGCTTGGGGCCGTTTTGTAGATACTCAGCAATAGCAAGTTGAGCCCTTGTTGGACGCGGCAGGTCTAGCGACTTCCATACAAGGGAAAGGAACAAAGGGAAACTGGCCTCTAGGCGGGCCTCTACGGTGTCTGTTTTTTGATTCACGGTACGATATACCTAATGTGGGGTGGAGGCCCCTTGCAGAGCCTCCTAGGTGCCAATGATGGCTATTTACGTTTCTGTTTGGGTTTGGTGCCTACGGCTTTGTCAATAGCTCGACCAACGGGCTTCAAAGCTTTGCCTAGTTTTGTACCCATTGCTGTTCCAAGTTTACGGACAACAGGAGTAGCAGCATGTAGCACAGCTCCACTTAGACCTATCCCTTTTGCCGATTTGCCGCCCATCATGGTTCCACGATTAAAGACAGCATTATTAGCATTAGCACCAACAGGAAGTCTATTTCTAATAGCAGCAAGTTTGCCTTGCATCTGCCTAAGTTGAGCTTTTTGCTCCGACTTAACAACACTTTTAATGTTATTAACGGCAGGCTTAGGTGTGCGACCTTTACTGACTTTATTTTTTGGGGTGGCCATTTGGTTATTTAACCTGTGTGGTATACTTTTTACCCCGCCAAGTAAAGGTGCTAACCTTAGCCCGACGAGCATCCTTGAACGCATCATCAAAGGACTTAGCCGTGTTGGGGGTAGCTGCGGAGGAACCAGCGGCCCTTTTGCGGGCTTCGTTCTTGGCCCGTGCCTTACGTTCTTGGGCATCCAAACCTTGTTGTTGGAGACGCTTAGGCATTGCGGGACCCACAGCACCACCACCCTTGAGGGTTCCCTTTGCGGTAGGGCGAGGGGCCACCGTTTCAGCGACGGCTTTCACTGCTCCACCACGAAGACCCCCGACAAGAGCCGCAGCTTTGCCAACCATTGATTGATTGACTTGGGAACGAAGTGCTGCTACATTACGGTTAATTTGCCGATCTTTTGCAGCTTTGTCCTTGCTGAACTGCTGGGCAGCTTTGAGGACATTACCAGTTCCCGGAGCAGGAGTCCGAGGTTTTGCAGGCTTAGGTTCCGCAGCCTTACCAGCTTTTGCTGAGGCAGACTGATTCAGCTTTTGCCAAGACTTAGCATCAGCCGTTGTGGGCCCCGGCGCGGGCTTCTTAACGCCACTCAGTTGTGGACCACCTTTGGCGATCTTTTGCATGGTCAGCTTGCGGCGCTGACTTTCAAGCATAGATGGGCCTTTCTTTTTAGCAGGCATGATCTTAACCCTGGGTAACGGTAGCCACGGGCAGGGCAAACAGGGTCCCAGCACCGATCAGTTGACAGGACAGGCTGTCCCCAACGACATACCACTGACCACCACGCACGAGGGTAGCAGCAGTCACAGCACCAGTAGAAACGGTGATGTTGGCAGTAGCGCCATAACCAGAACCGCCGCTCAGAGCAACGTTGGTATAAGTGCCGTTGGTGTACCCGGAACCATTAACGCGGGTGCCGAAGGTAGCAACAGCACCAGTTTCAGCACGACGAACCATGCCGGTAGCCTTAGCAGAAGGCAGCCCGGTAGTAGCGTTAGTGGGCTTAACGCGAGCCGAACGCACCGCACGAATGGCAGTCTCAGCAGCAGCAACCGTGGCACTAGCGCCAACAGCCGTAGCAGTCGAGGCGTAGGAAGCAGCGACGGTGGTGGTGGTGGTCACACCGTCCGACACGTTAACAGTGGTATGAACGCGGTTGTTTTGTTGATCCTCATCACGCTTACCAGGGGCATTAGAGATGCCGCCGTAAGTAGTCGAATCCGCAGTAGTAGACATTTGTTTAAAAAAAAATAAGTGAACTAGCTAGTTGTCCAAGAAAGGACTTTTGAAAAGTTTGAGTGGTCAAAACAATCTTGACCAACCCACCATGATAACCAGTGGTTCGAACCTTTTGACTGGTTACATTTTTGGCAAGCAGGTATTACATTAGATGTAATATTATGACCTCCACGAGCTTTTGGATGAATGTGATCCAAGGTAAGATTATCAGCAGATCCACAATAGACACATTGGTTATTCCAGTGTTCCTTGATGGATGCTCGCCACAATCTTTTAGCTTCGGAGGAAGTCATGGCCTTCAGGTTGTAAAGGTAATCGGAAGGAGCCTTAAGGGGCATTGACCTTTGTGGTAAGGTTTACTTCTTCGTGGGTTTGCCGTTGTGACCATTGCGGGCACGATTCTTTGAGGGCGATTCCTTTACTAGTCGGCCACTCTTAGTGTGAGAAAGATCATCACCACCCTTACCCATAACGCCGCGTTTCCGCCGCGCATCAGCAAGTTCAGCACGATATTTCCTATCCTTTGGGGATTTGTTTTCTTTTGTATCGTAAGCGAGTTTCTTTGCGTATGCCTCTGGATTGTTCCGATAGTACGCAGCACTACGCTTAGGGGTTGTTGTTTTTCGAGGCGCCATTAGTTTGATCCTTAAAGAATACTTCGTTTTCGAGGCGCTCAATCCTTGCGTTAGAGGCACTCACCCTTTCGACAAGTACCTCAACTGATTTAGCAATATTATGGAGAGTAATCAGGTGCCAACTAAAAAGTCCCAGAAAGGCAGTTGCCGCTAGGTTTCTTAGTAGTTGTCCTGTTACATCTCCTTCTTCATCTGATGACCCTTTCGACATCCTCAAGCTCCAATTCAAGACTATTAAAGAGGGTGGCAAGTGGTGAGCCAAGCACGGGAACACCAGTGATGTTATTCTTGGCAAGCCAATCAGCGGCGGCTTTAATATCCTGTGTGGTAGCGACGCCAGATTTAATCCGACCGATCAGTTCATTAGTAACGAGGCCGTGAAGCTCGTTAAACTGATCTTCATTTGCTCGTTGTGTCATAAACCTCTACGACCCATGTGTGTTTGCCGTCCAAGTATAAATTCATTACGCTTGGTAATTTTGTACTTGACGGGTTGGATTGTTTGTGTGGTTTGATACCAGAAGAAGTTACCAACTGATCGGAAATCAGCAACAATGCTTAATGGTAACGTAACCAAATTTCTATCACTAAAGTAATCAAGATCCGACCCAACAACTTGGTAGGTGCCGGGTTGGTTGTTCAGTTGATAGAACCTAACAACGTCTGCGTTATTACGATTAACTATATAGGTGCCGGTTGTAAGGCTAAAGCGTTTTGTGAGTGAGAACACCGCATCCTTACCGGACACAGAGAACGACCCAGGAACACTGTGGAGGGCTAGTGCTCGAATGAAGCCAAGCGTATTTCCGAATAGCGAATACGTCCCTACCTGTAGATCTAGTGAAACTTGCTTGTTTAGGGTTAATGTATTCCCCGCTAAGGTATACGCCCCAACAATGGTATCTAGTGTAAAGGCAATGCCGCTAGGATTATATTGAAGGATTACATCAACACCAGCAATAGAGAACGTTCCTGTTTGAGAAACAAGTTGTCTATTTTGTAGGAGTCCAGTGGTAGTACCAGCAACCGCATACGTTTGGGTTGTGGCATCTATCCGTGCTGCCCGTTGAAGGAGAGCGTTCTTCCCATCAAGCAAGAAGGATCCGGTTGTCCCAACAATGGCTCGTTGAACGTTCGGATCTAGCAGGCTCCCAACAAGAGAATACGTTCCAACCGACGTAACAAGGGTTCTATTGTTCAGCAGAATCGTATTGACGCCAGCAAGCGAAAACGCTCCAAATTGCTGGATCAGGTTTCTATTAAACAGTAGTCCTGTGGTGGTTCCATCGTAGGTAAACGCCCCCACATTGACATCAAGGGAAACTGCCTTGTTAATATCAAGACTATTTCCAACAACTGAGTAGGTTTGGGTGGTCCCGTGAATCGTGCTGGATTTAACCAGATTAACGTTAACGCCATTATCATTAAACGCACCAACAGTGGTAATTAGTTCTGTCGGAGCCTTAAGCGCCAGAACAACGTAAGTGTCGGTTGTACTAACGGTTTTGGTTAGCGTACTGGTTCCAGTAGATCCTGGAAGGGCATCAACGCCTGTGCTAACAACAAAACCACCACCGTTACCGTTAATCGTACCGGCTTCTCCCCTCTCAGCTAGGGCAGTTAAGTTAGCATTAACAGGAACACCAAAGTGTGCTACGCTTGAACTGTCATCAGGACGACCAACGATCATCGTGATGAGCGTATCATCAAGCGTTGTAGTAAGAGAAGGAACGGTTGCCGTTGTTGAAGCGGTGGTCTTAGTTCCCGTTGTCGTTACGTTCCAAGGGTTACCAGTAGTGACGCATCCTCGAAACGTATAAAGGCGGGCAAGAACGTGGTCCGTTCCAGCTCCAGTGGCCACAGCCGCTTCTGCTGCGGATGCTGCCCGCTTCCACCAAACATGAAGCTTGGAGCCAGCAATCGTAGCAACATCCGTAACAGGCGTTCCCGGAACAGCAGCCCACCCAGCAGGAGGAGTTAGGTTGGCACTGTTACCAGATGTTTCAATGACAACCAAACCGATGTCATTGATAAGGTGAGTTGGCCACGCAACGTTAACACTGGCTCCAGTACTGTTCTGTTGAGCACCAACTGCCTGAAATACTGGGGCCATTACTCAGTCCTCCATTGCCACTCAACCACTGTTTTGTTTAGTGGAGCCTGAAGTGGATCATTTTCGACCCCAACTTCCCAGTAGTCACCATTCCAAATAGCATAAAGTTGTTCATTGCTATCGGTTGTAACTAGTACCTCAACTCCATCAGGAGGATAAATCATGGCCCCCTCCGTTATCAGGTAATCGTCAGAACGCCGTTAGCATCATCGAAGTTGAGCAACAGGGACTCACCATCACCAAGGGTAATAGAAGAGCCATAATCATACCAACCAATCAGTTCATCGTTCGTTGCGGTTTGATTAAACAGCACAACATACCGGAACGGACCAGTAGAACCGCCCGTGGAGGTGAGGGTTTTATCAGTAATGCTCAGCTTATACACACCACCCGTCTGGGCACTACCACTCACCGTAAGGGTACGAGCGTTGAGGTTCGTGTAGGTAATCTGGGTAATGTTAGCCAGCACCGTGTTGGTGTTAACAGGAAGGGTGTTGGTCAGAGCAACCTCAAGCGTATCCGCACCAAGGTTATGAACCTTCTCTGCTACTGCTTCAGTAAAGCTATTGAATTTAAAGAATGCGCTAGTAGCCATGATTATTAGTTAAAGAATTCTGAAATATACAGAGTTGTAGCAGCACCAGTGCCTTGAATTACTGCAATATTAGCGTTAGCAGGAACCTGAAAAGTCAATCGTTCGCCAGTACGCAGGTAATGAGAGGACGAAGTAGCAGTTTGTGCTCCAGTACCAATTGTATAATGACAATGAGTGCCACCAGCACACTTAATTGATACAAATTGACACGTTGGGGTCAACGCAATATTAGCAGTTGTTGCGCCAATTGCCAAGGAACGAGATGCCCCAAGGGAAAAGGCATTGCTGCTGTTCTCCGAAATGAATGTACCAACCGTTGTTACAGCATCAGTTGTAATAGAAGCCATTGTTATTTAATAAAAGTGTTTATTTAGCTGGTTTCCGAAAGGTCATGTACCAGCCAGACCCATTTCCTTCAACCATCCACCGTTTGGACCAGTTTTTCCAGGTATAAGTGACACCTTTGCCACCTTTTCCTGGGTTTGGATACCCACCATTAGCGTTATCCATCTCCCCATAGGGGTCATGACACACCACATGGGTATCCGTAAGGCCAATGACTAGCATCCAGTGCCCACCACCCGTTGGAGCGTGAGCAGGACCATGATGAAGGACGCCACAAGCCACAGGATACCCCGCATCTAGCTCCTTTTCAAGGATAGTACGGGTTCCATTGGTAAAAAAGGTGGCCTTGACTCCATAATCGAAGGCCGCCCGTATCTGTGCGGTGGATTGGGTAGTATCTCCATAACGAAGAACCCGCTTAAGGTACTGATCATCGGCATTTACCCCCAAGAGGGAGTCCGGCTTTAGGTACTTGACCGCCATAGCAACGCTACTGGAAAAGCACATCCGACTGCCGTAACCCGTTGTGGAATCTAGCTGAGGGTAATATTGGGGAACCCTAAGGAGTGCCATAACTACCCCTTCACTTCAGGATGGAATCCTTAACGTTCTTAATTTTGTCATCTTCCGACCGGAAGGGCTTCAGCGATTCAACAGCATTGAGGAGAAGTTGAACAAAGCTATTGGACTTGAGTTTGCTAGAAGCAAGAACCTCAGAACCAATAAACAGAACAAAGAAGGCAAGCGTTTCGTAGGAAACTTTAAGACCAAGAATGGTAAGCATTTGATTAACGGCCTTGGCCGCGTGATTGTTTACGCCCATGATTGGGCAAACTATGTTGTCCCTGTCCTTGACGGGTCTTCTTTGGTGGGCCGGGAACGTGCTCCACCTTTTGATGTGATTTAGGTTTGCCCATTAGTTATTCAAGAGGCGTAGGAAGGACGTAGATACCTTCAAGATTCCCAGTCACCAATGCTGCTTGAAGTTCAATCAGGTGGTCTTCGGTGAAGGTCCCAACACTGAGGATGGCGTTAATGGATTGTTGGATGGCGGGCTCACTGGGCCGGCCTGCTTTGGCATCACCCATCAGCGCGATGAACTCGGTGGCGAGGGTGTTCATCGGCAGGCTGGTGAAGGACTGCTCGCGGATGGAGGCGTAGACGGTGGAGGTCATCAGCGCATCCCAGAAGGCCAGGTAGTCCGGGCCGGGGATGGGCTGTGGCCGTGCCTCGATCTCAGCGATTTCTTCAGCGGTCAGGGGAATAGACTCCTGCTCGCCGGTCTGTAGGTTGACAACAATGCGATACATGGATCAGCCCTCCCAGAGAATGTTGACGGAGCCGGCGTCAAAGGTGTCGGTGCCGTTCACTGTTGTGATGCGGATGCGGTCTAGGGTGCCGGAGAGGGTGACGGTGCCGCCAGAAGTAAACGTCCCATCATTGGATGACCTTACTAAGACTCCAGAACTTGTCCAAGCAGTGCTAGAGAGACTCGAAATAACTACGCCGCCGGAATGGGTATTAGCCGCTAGAAGGGCAGACATCAAAATGAAACCAGCAGTTGATCCGCTCACGCCGATAGAGCTTGTGGAATTGTTGGCTCCAGAAGCGGTGTATCCGGTCGTCGTAAAGCCAGAAGATGTGCCTAATTGAATAAGGAAAGCAGACGTTCCACTTGTACTCACCCCGCTAAACATCACAGTAACCCGCTTCACCCAGCTCGGGATGCCGGTGAAGTCAATGGCCACGCCACTAGTACTAGCAACCGCCGTCCCACTGGTAATACCACCCCGAACCGAGGCGCCTGTGATGGTGGTAGCGGAGAGGGTGGTAGCGGAGAGGGTTGTAATCGTTGTAGACCCGTCAGTCCCGAGAACAATGTTGTTGCTGCCTGAGCTGGGGTTCTTGAGGTTGGTTGTATTAAGTGTGCTCATGATCAGCCCTCATACAGGATGTTGATCGACCCCGCGTCAAAGGTGTCGGTGCCGTTGACGGTGGTGATGCGGACTCGGTCTAAGGTGCCGGAGAGGGAAATTGAAGATCCACCCAATCCGGCAAACTCGGTAGCACTTGCCCCCATAGCCAGTGAGCCGGCCCATAAATTACCGCTTACATTTGTCCAAACAACGTGGCCGCTATAAAGTGCGGCAGCAGTAGTGTTATTTACGCTCAATCCCGTTGTAAATGCCGCGCCTGCAAAGCTGTTAGTGCCAAACCTTGCTCCTCCACCAGAGTAACCTGTAGCAACAAAGCCAGAAGATGTGCCCAGTTGAATAAGGAAGGCGCTTGTGCCGCTAACACTCACCCCGCTAAACATCACCGTCACCCGCTTGACCCAACTCGGGATTCCAGTGAAGTCCACAACGGTGCCACTGGTGGATGCCTGTGACGTACCAAGCACCAGGCGGCCACGATCAGCAAAGCTCAAAGCCCCGCTGCCGTTGGTGGCGATTACTTGGTCTGCTGTGCCGTTGCCGGTTGGTAAGACAAGCGTGTTATTACCTGCTGCTGCCGGTGCATCAATCTCTGTGTAGCCCGAAGTCGAGCCATTAAGTCGTAGTGTCATGATGGGTTACCGGAAGATGGCGACAGCTACAAAATCTTCATCAACCTGCGTATTGCTCATTGATCGTGTAGTGAACCTAATGGACGAAGCTGTGGTCGCTTGAACGCCAGAGACAATAGCCGCCTGGGAGTTATCTAGAGGTCCAGCGTAGCAAGTAGAGCAATAATTCGCATCCGGCATCGCCGTCGTAAACGTCACCGTGTAATCACCAACGGCATTCTTCAACACACTCGATACATTCCCACTAGCCCTGATCTTCACATTGGCACCGTTAGTTGATGCCCCAGTGTCAGCCTCGTTCCTGGTCCCGTCAAAGTTCACCCAAGCCCGACACCCGTAGATCGGGGCAGAGCCTGTTTGAGCACCGCTGAGCTTAGCTGCCGTGATGTTGGCATCAGCAATGTCAGCAGTAACGATGGAGGCGTCAGGCAACCCGCCTGCTGTAATTCCGACAATAGAGCCGGCTCCATTAATTGTAATAGGCATAATTAAACAATGCTCCAAGCAGAACCAGAAGGAATGACCACTGCCACACCACTGTTAATTGTCACTGGACCAGCAGTCACAGCATTCTTACCAACAGTAATTGTGTAGTTGGTAGTGATGGTTTGACCGTTTTCATAAAACACATCATCCGTACCACCACCTTTTGCTCCACCACCGATAGGAAGCCATCCAGTGCCGTTATACCCCTCGTAGGCAGTCAGGTCCGTATTGAACCGTACCATGCCCGTGTTGGGGCTTCCAGGGCGCTGTCCGGTGGTTCCTGCGGGAAGGTCGAAGTATCCAGTGGAAGAGTTATCAATGTTGCCAGTGATAATATCACCAGCCTTTTGGAGACTACTTGTTAGAGCAGACGTAGCAATAGATGCTGACGTTGCTGCTGACGTTGCTGCCGCCCCTGCGGACACAGCCGCATTATTAGCAGTGTTGGTAGCCGCATCAATTTGTGCCTGAAGACCTGCCGTACTCTGGTTTTGAGCAATGTTAGCAGTTTCCTGAGCAAGATAAAGAACCTGATCAAAGTTATCGTTTAGATCAGAGGCCTTAATTGGAGAGCCGGGAAAGAACGTAGCTTGGAGATTGGTATCATCCGTGCTCCTTTCCAAAAGAACCGCAGCCCCTACTGATGGAGCTGTTACGAATTCAATCGTTGTAGCGTTGGCAAACGTGTATTGAGTTGTAATCGTCTGGAGAACACCATTGACAGAAACATCAATGTCAGACGTATTTAGATATGGGAAAGTAATGGAGAATAGCTTGTTAGTGCCATTCCCCGTGTATGTATTTGAGGTTGTTGCCATTTACTGTCTATCGCCAGTTGTGTTAGTAGGCTTTGCGTTAGCATATTCCAAGAACTGCTCCGCCGTAGTTTGGGTAAAGTCCCCTTTATAAGCGCGAATCTGTTCATCTCTGCGCTGGAATACTTGGGCACGGTATTCCGCGTTAGTTTCGTACAATTCCCGAAGTGCTTGTGTTCTATATTTGCTGACAATTTTTCTTACTTCTTTGATGTGAGGCGGGGCATCGTCTTTTTCACCAAGAATCATTTCGGTGGTAATGGAGCGACCTTTCCACTGCTTGGCCATGTTTTGCCACGCTTTATCTTTGAAGAGAGATTCCAACCTTTTAGGCAGACCACTCTTAAAGAGAATCTTGGCAAGCTGTTCCCGTGCCTCAGGTTGCAACTTAACACCATTTAAGCCAGTTTTAAGAATAGTATTGGAAGGAAATCCAATATCAGTCAATGTCTTAGCAACTAGATTATTTGTTGCTTCGTGGATACGGATAGGAGATACCGAGTTATAAAGACCACCAGCATTAGAAAGTTGTTTTTTACCAGTAACCCAACTAGTTACAGAAGGAACATCCTCTCCAAATCCAGGGCTAGCAGAGATCAACATACGATCCAATTCACCCCTAGTTTCCTTGAGGAATGGATCCAAAGCATTAGACAGGCCCCTTCGTGCTCCAGAATACGGAGCAAAATTATTAGCGGTGTTTAATATCAGCCGCAATTTAGAAGGATCAGAAGTGTTTTTAGGATCAAGAATTTGACCAATCTCTGCAAATCCAGCAAGAAAACTCTTATCTGTATAAGCTGCGGTAATGGAATATCCAAGTTGACGCATGATCTGTCCAGCCGCATCTGCCCCACCAACTTTTGTCAATCGAACAGCATCAGCAACAATGGAAAGCATAGAGTTGACTGGTTCCAAAGAAGCATAAGAAATCCAAACATTGCCAACCTTAATTGAAAATGGAGGACGACCTTCTTCTTTCCACGCAGCTCGTTCATTAGGATCATGCGGCCAGTTACCAGTCACATCAGTTGAAAGAGCGGTCATAAGCATTGCCATTGATAGCATTGCCCCTGTTGCTTGCCTGCCTTTGATTTCAGCAACCAACAACATATCGCCATTCTTTTCAGCCGCTTCAAGGGTATCTCCAAGTCCACGAATCACCTTATGGATGCCGGGAACATGCTCTAAACCATACCCAAGCAAGTTTGCTGGAGTACGAATAAAGGGCATAAATAGTTTACCCAAACCACCCGGAGAGTTATCCATCATGTTAGAGATGGAGTTAATAAAGGATCCAGGGTCTTGCTGGAACGTAATTCGTTCTGCATATTTAAGCAGATCCGGATCATTGATACGACCAGTCTGTGGATCAATACCTTTGGAAAAGCTATCCACATATTTATTAAACAACATATCAACATCGGCATCATCCGCAGAATGAGCCATTGCATCATACATTGCCTTGCTATGGATGCGATAACGAGCTGACAGCGATTTAAAGAAATCATCAGACGCCATCAGTGCTCGACCAGGCCAACTAATCCAAGGGTTATGGAGGAAGTTATAATGGTTTTCAAGAAGGCTTGCAGCAAGTTTTTCCCCATTAGTCCTAGCAGCTAGGTGCATATTTTGGAGCATTGCTTGCGTTTGAAAATCTTCAATGACAAACTTATGGTCAAAGTTTACGGATTCACCGGACTTCAACGTTGTCATTGCTACCTTCCAGCTATCTTGAATGCCCGTAGCCATGCCATGAAGACCAGCAACAGCCGAAGCCCTCAAAGACTTATCACCACCCAGACCACGCAGATAGGTTGAGAAGGGTCGTTCCAGAAGCGAGTAGGTGTTACCAAAGCCGTTCCTGAGGTGGGTAATAGGCCCAGACAGGATGGAATGATACATACCTTGAATAGCTTGCTTAAAGCTAGTGTCAATCGCAGCACGGTGGAACTGAACAACCTTAGTGGGGTCACCATTTGCTAGCACCATGCCTTTGATTAGAGCATCCAATTCATCTGCTGCTTTTGGATCATTAGACCGTTGCAGAGATTTAATCTTCATGCCCCATTCTTTGATCTGTTTGCGAGTTAGTTCGAAATTGGACGCAGCTTGAGCAGCAGTTTCCCGATCCAAACCAATAGCACTTTGAAAGGTTTGTAGCCTAAAACCAGTCTTGTATGCCGTGTACTTGTGCATTCCAAGCAGGAACACAGAGCGATCCGTCAGTCGATCAATAAGATTACCAACAGGCTGCCCAGCTTCCCTAAGAGCCACAGCATTGACAGCAAGATCATTCATTTGAACAGCCGCATCACGGATGAGAGCCTTGGTAACAAGAATTCCCCTTTCCGATAGCATTTGACCCGTAGTATTTTCTGGGTCAATTAGCTGACGCTGCTTCATCATATTGTAGAATGTTTCTTGGTTAATACTTTGATCACCAAGAGCATTCCTAAAATCTTCAAGTTCATCAGCAGCGGACCGAACCACATTATCCATAGGGACTTTGAGACGTTCAGCCATCTCCTGAAGTTCTTGGCGGGAACTCAAACTACGGATAATCTCTTCTGGCCTACCTTTGATGCCCTGAACTTTGTACTGAGCATCAGTCATCATGTGTGCTGCGCCCCTAATGGGTCCTTGACCGGAACCACGGTTAGCAACATTGATACCTTTGCCGTAGATCTCATATTGATCGGCTATAACCTCAGCTGGATTACCCTCATCAATGGTTGCCGCAGCATCTTGTGGTTGATAAGACTTAGCATCATCAGGATCATAACCATTGACAATGCGCTCATCCAACTCAGCTTGATTAAGACGCACTTCAGCAAGTGTCTCCTTAAGGGCCACATACTCAGGATCAGTATCAGGAACCTTCGAAGCTTTAAAAACTTCTTCACGCTCCATCAACGAACGTTCAAGATCAAGAAGTTCTTCGGTTTCAGATTGATGTGCTTCAGACCAACGAGCAGCTTCTGCTTCAACATTTTTAGCATGTTTGGCATCAACCTCTTTCATTGCTGTTTTGCTGGCTTCTAAACCTTTAGCAAGAGCAACTTCGTCACTATCACCAGCCGCTTTTGCAGCCTGAGTTGCGTTACGGCCAACAGCCATCCACATCAAACCATCAGCAACCGCTCCAAACATGCCACCTTCAAGTACGGACTTGACCTTTTTCAAAGCCAAACCATCACCATCTTTTGTTGCTAAAAAGAAAGCATCATGAAGAGGGTTGTCTTTAGGAACCAGATTTTGAACCATCTGGGACAGGTTACCATCCTCAGCAGTGGTGAGCATGAAGTCAGCAACAGCGCCAGGAACAATGCCTGAAGCAACTGCCCCCTTGAGTCCTACACCTTTTGTTCCAAGGCCAATCAGCGCCTTTGGAGCCATCGTAGCCGCAGCCTTTGTAATCAATGCAAACTGGGCAAGTTTTGCTCCAATTTGACCGATCTGTGTCTTGGGCTTTTCAAGTCCAAAAGAAGTTACCGCTGCTGTATACCGATCACTCCAAGGGTCTTGTGTTGGATCAATTTTTTGACCAAAAACTTTTTTGACGCCTACCTTGGCAACATCACCCAAAAGATCAGCAGTATCAACAACCGAAGTCAAGCTACCAATAATGGCTTCTTGCGACACACGACGAACTTCCCTGCTGGTTTCAACCATGGCTTTATTGCCGGTTACTTCACCAATTTTTTCCGTAGCTGCCGCAACAGGATTAGCTACTACATCAAGGGTACTCTTAATTCCCTTACCTACAGCACCCCCGCCCAAGTCAAGTAAACCTTGAATCGGATTAGATGTTTTAGGAGTAGCAGCTTCTTTAGTCTTTTGTTCAAGTTCTAGCTGTTCGGCAGCTTTAAGTCGTTCTTGTTCCTTTTCATACTCACCACTGTAGTAGTAAGGGTCGATAGGTCCGAGCCCCACAGGGCCAGTTAGTTGAGACATGTTAAGTGTGTCCGCAGACAAAATAAATTAAGAACAAAAAAAGGACCAGCGCACCAGCCCTCTTTTACTAATTACTAACCGCGATATTCAAAATGGCCACCATGACTACCATCGTACTCGTGGAGATACCATCCATATTTAGGTCCATTTTTCTTCATCCATTCAGCCGAAGGGCCATGAATGTCCATAGCATTGCCGGAAAGATGTTGGGATGCTTCTGCTCCACCAACGCTGCGATTCTTAGCCCCACTACGTTGGGAACTCGCAATGTCACTTGCCCTAACAACACCACCGGAATCTGCCATCATCCTAGCAAAGGCTTTGGCTCCGCCTTGGCTAAAAATAGGAGGGCGTCCGCTAGCATCACGAGCATTAGGAATAGTAAATCCACTACCCGAATCAGGGTGACTGGCTGGAACAATAGTACCGCCTCCAGTAACGTCAGCAAACATGCGACGAGCTTCTGACATGTATTGAAGGTAACGCTTATCCTTATAAGCACCCCAAGCCGTCTTACCGTCTGTCCTGAGCATAGCTGCCATGACACGAGCGTTGGTTTCCGGATCTTTTAGATCATCTGCGCTACGAAGACCGTAACGACGCAAACGATCGGGACCTAGATTACCAATCATATTGATTTGCCACAACCCATAGGAATCGTCTCCAGTATTTGGATTGGTGTTCCTAACACCGGAATTACCAGTAGACTCGGCCATGCCCACAGCAGCCATTTCAATGGCTTCTTCTTTACTAAGACCATTTTGAAGTCCAAGTTGAAGATACTCACGCATACCAATTTTAACCCCAGGACGAAGGTCAGTAACAGGAGCCATGCCCATGCTTGATTCCATACGTTGTCTCCGTAATTGTGCTTGTTGGATACGTTGAAGTTGGAGGATCTGCTGAAGAGCATTACCGCCTGTGGCATTTAATCGACGGGTAGCCCACGGAGCAACAGCAGCGTATTGGGCATTCTGTTGAACAAAAGGTAGTCCTTGAACTTCCTTAGGATCAAGATTGTTGTGAACCGATTGCTGTTGAAGAAGAGCAGGCAAGCCACCAAGGGTAGAGTTAGCCAAAGTTTGAACCTTAGCGGATACTGGTTGTCCAGCTTTTAATTGTCCAATACTTTGAGTAACTTCTTGTGCGGTAAGTTGACGAGACGTACCCGAGTTAAGGTTTCGCAGTTGAATGGTGCGTGGGTTAAATCCAGCAGCATCAGGAACACGTCCACCTAAAGCACTGTTAATGCGATCAGGAGTCAGTTCAGGGTTCCTGCTGAGTGGACGTGGAATCCATTCACGAGTATCCTTATTGTATTGAAAATACTTACCAATAGTTTCAGGTATTTGATTTAAAACAAATTGGTTGATGTCATTATCGTCCGGATTCTTACCCTGCGCCTTTTGACCCTTCCACCACTTCAACGCATTCTGAGTCAAATCATTTGTAATTTGCTGAACATGCAAAGAGTGCTTATCTGGTTGATTATAAGGGTTAAGAGAAATGGCTCCTTCGCCGCTTAATTTAGCCTTAACAGCATCCTCAATACTAGAACCAAATTGTTTCTTAAACCCATTGTCTTGATCGGCAGTACCAAAAACTTTAAGTTCACGGCCCATCTCGACAGTCAACCTACCAGCCGCTACATCATTATCAATCTGTGCATCGGTAGGAAGTTTGCCTTGAGCAATGCCCTCTCTATATTGAAGATACAGAGTATAATCAACATTAGGAGGCTCGGTTTGGAGTTCAACAAGACGACGCCTAGCTGCTTCATTACCAGTACTAGCTTCTTGTTGAAGCATACTCATAACAATTTCACGTTGCTTTTTAAGCTCAGCCGGATTGGAATTTGGATCCATCCTAGCCGTCATCAAAATTGTATAAGCTTCTTCCGCAGCTTTATTAGCCGCTGCTTCTTGCCGCTTATTGAACCGCTCTTCACCTTCGTCAATAGCATTAAGAGCTTTATCAAACTCTTTGCCGTAAGCCAAACCAAGAGTAATGCTATTTGGATCGTTGGCAATCTTACGAACACCACTTAGCCGTTCCAACATTTCCCTTCCTTGTGCCGCTGGCATAGTTTCAACCGTATCCAGAATTTCCTGAATAGCGATATCACTTGCCTTGCCCCGGCTCAAATCTCCATCAATTACGAGGTTAGTAACAGCAGATTGGAATCCATCAAACATTTCATCTGTGGTAAGATCGGGATTACTAAAGATACCCCGAACTTCTCCACGTTGATCCGAAACGGCTGTTTCTTTTTGCTTGGCAACTTCCGAAGTCAGCTTATTGGAAAACATTTGTCCCCGTATCGCTTGAAGCGTAGGAGCCACATGCTCAGCAATGATCATCGGGTTAAGACCTTGGATTCCACTTTGCTGAATCAAAGCTTGCTGACCCATGGCCAGCATGGCTTGAATCTCCGCAGGGTCGGCACCAACTTCAGCAGGAGAAATCAACCTTCCATCTTTGGTTGGAATAATCTTATCTTTGCTTTCCATCCAAGCGGCCATAAAGCCTTGGGCACTGGAAGCAACCATCTTGGCCTTTCCGACAGCACGGCCATAGGCCCGCCATCCAGAAACAGGTTTACTGTCAACTTTGAACTGTTGACCAACTGCTAAATTTCCTTGTTCAGAAATAGTCTTAGCAGTGTTACTATCTTCTTCAGCCGCAGTTCTAAGAGTGATTACATCGGCTTGATATTCTGCTGTTTTTTGTGGAGTGGGAACAAGGTCTCCATTAACAATATCAGCAATACCGAGTTGCATCTCGGCTTCATTCTTCTCCTTTGCTTTGTCCGTAATGAACTTAGTAAGGGTATCAGAAAATGCAGCAAAAGCACTAAGATCTTTTTCTGACTGTTGAAGCATCAACCGGCTAGGATCATATGCAACGTCGGGTTGAAAATTAGGAGAGGTTTGAGATCCAGTTAGAGCAACCTGCTGGCCAGGGGATTCATAAATACTAGCCACTGATTAACTCCAACGAATAACGGTTCCGGCTCGTCCACCGGGTAATGATGCCCCAGGAATAGGAATGGGAGAAGAACCACCCCCAGCTGCCGGGGCCTTAAGAGCCATACCAGCCGACACACCAGAAAGGGCAGCACCAGCAAGTCCAAGCGCCAATCCACCCGCACTAGGAGCTGCAACCCGTTGGGACGCAGCAGAGATGTTAGCATTCTTCTGTTGGTTGTAAATGCTCTCCATGCCAAAGAAGTAATCCTGTTGAGCATAAGCAAGGTTCATACCCAGTGCTCCAAGATCCTTGCCCTCAACCCGCTCAGCATCCGTCAGGAGCCCGCCTATGCTCTGTCCGGTCCGCCCTGCGGCTAGGGTACTGCCTTGAGCTTGAAGACGCCTCACAAGGCCCTGTTCTGCTTGTTGAGATGCCTTATCCATCTCACCCTTCATCTTAAGTTGTTGTTGCTGGTAAGCCCGATTGGCGGCTTCTTGATTTAGGTTACGTTGTTGTTGGTAAGCACGTTCCGAAGCACGGGCTGCTTGACTTTGAGCTTGATAACCAGCAATGGATTGAACGGCACTCATCAAGCCCGTTGCAATACCTACTACGGCTGCGGGAAAACACATGGTTGTAATTTAGCAAATTCAACATAAGTAAGATTGGTTTGAGTGGTAACATACATAAGCTTTTTAAACCCAAGCATATGAAGTAATTTCATATGTAGTTTGTTTCTTGGATCAGCAATGTTATGTAACATCTCATAGGAGGTTTGTTGTTCGACCCATTTCTTAGCCTCCTTAAAAAATAACTTGGGATACGGACGGACATGTGGCGTAGTAAGCATCCATATGGCTCCGCAATGGGCATCTGTTCTGGATACCCCCGCTACCCCGCAGATCTCTCCGAGTGGGTTCCGAAAGGTCACAGGGTTGTCTGATAGATCAAAAGAAAGACAGAGGGTGGCCTCCATAATTTTGTGGCCAAGTCCCTCTAGTTCCCTTCGATCATCTTCTTGTAGGTGCTGAGCCACCCAGATTGCGTCTGAGCGGCTCGCCGGGTGGATAAGCGGTTGATTCATAAATCAGGAAAGGGATTGAACGCCCTTGTTGTTGTAGGTTCCTTCCCAGTCAAGGGAAGTAAATGCTGTTGGGAATGGACTATCAGCAATCAGTTCAAATTCAAACTGATCACCCTTTGCCAATACTGGAACAGTACTCTGAGCATTACGAATGATGGGAATGTTGTTTGCCCGATAGTAGTCAGCATTGACTTGAGGCAGTTCAAGAGAAAACTCATCCCGACCCTCAGATCGAATCACAGCCCGATACGGGCCGGAGTTATAGCTATTAACTTTGATCCGACTGACACGAGGAATGTTAAGAGTATCTTTCAATCCACGGATTTCATCTTTGGTAAAGTAAAAGGCAGGAAGTTGAGCCAAGGCTTCATACTTATACCCAACAGCAAACTTAGACGTGGTTTGATCGCCCTCTACGGTCAGAAAATACTTTTCTCCAACTGGTTTAGCAGCATCATATTGAAGTGTTTGTTCTTCAAATGAACCCGAAATTTCAGCATCAAGATAGATTAATACTGCCTGTTCATTAAGATCTTCAAACCCATCTTTAAAGCAAACATGAGTCAGATCAGCAACCGAGTCATAAGTAAGAGTAGGGCTGTAATCAAAGAGATCTAACCGTACATCCAGATACTGTCCCTCAAAGAAAAGAGATTCATTGGGGGTATCAGTAATCAAAGAGACCTTACTCAGCACATAGTTGCTGCCGTGTTTGGTAACGACATACATGATGTCATGATCAAAATCAACAAACTCAATCGTGCCTGGAAGATTCCACCGGAACCAACCAGAGATCCGCTCGTCTCCTCTTTGAAAATACCGATAAAGGTACATGTTGCTAGGTTCTTGTGAAGTAAGAAGAGCAACAGTTCCAGCAGACGTAGACCCCTTCATCACTGTAATTGCCGAAGGAATATACGATGGAATGAGTCTTGTCAATTCAATGACAGCCGCCTTTCCTCCAATAGAATCACTTGTCGCCATCTCAAAGATGGACGAAGCTTTATCTCCTTCTTCAAGGAATAAATAACTACTTCCAAGATCAATAGGGGCAATGCGATCTGTCTGACTAAAGGTGGATAATGGATTGATTTCAGCCGTTTTTGGAGAAAAGGACTCGGTTGTTGTTTGCATAATGTATTGAGCATTATCACCAAACAATATTAATCCTTGTGTACCAGGAATCGCATGTTTCAGTTTAACAGGCTTTAGACTACTAGCACTAAGATCAATAGGATCGCTATCAACAATAGTAATAACAGTGCTAGCAAAGAAATCAAAATAATCCCCTGCCTGTGAGCAGATTATATTTTGACGGGAAGAGAATACAAGTCGGTTCTTATAAAAAGAAATACCATCAACCGAATTGCCAACAAATGAAGGCATTGGGTTGGTATCAGCATCTCCAACTTCCCGATATTTCCAATACTTAAGGCGGCTATCATCACCCTCAAGCGGAGCAGTATTGACACTAACAATGGTAAACGTATCTCCTGCCGTGTTTTGAACAAGGTTGGTAGCAGTATATCCTTGGCCAGCTTGAACAATGCTAATGGCGCTAATCAAACCGTTGATTCGCTCTTCAATTTTAAGGCCAGCCCTTGTTTGATTGCTGATGGTTTGAAAAACTGTCGCCTTTGTGTATGTTTTGTATCCAATTGTCAAAGGACTAGCAGTTTTAGTTACACCAATTTGAACACCATTTTCATACCAATAATAGGTGTAATCATAAACTGGATAACTAAATTTACCAGAGGTTGCATAGTATTTAATTTTTCCTCTTACTTGTTGTACATAGCTACTAGAACTGGCCAAGGTATTATTCAAAGAATAAAAATCTTGAACCTTATCAACTCGCAATCTCAAGTTTTTGCCTGTGCCACCAGTAGGTTCAAACACTTCTCCTACAACGTGACCCGCACTTGTTGCACCAGTAATGGTAACATTTGTTGGGATGCCTGCCACACTAGTCGTACCAGTACTACCAGTAGCTGATGCTAAATCAAGTTGACGATAAGTAAAAGTACCATTAGCCTCTCTGATAATAACATGAGGCATCGTCTCTTCGTCTAAATCTATGACGGTGCTAGGGGCTATCGTTTCTTCCCAAGTTCCAGCTCCTGTGGCAGTGTTGTCACTAGTTTTAAAAATAGCCCAATAATCATCAGAACCTGATTCCACAGAACCAGCAACTTTAATCTTTAGGTTGTTGAGGAATTGACGAGGAAGTTGTCCAACAGCAATAACAGACCCCTTAAATGCGTCAATAGCAGTACCAGTATTGCCACCTTTCGCCTCAATAGCAAAGTCTCCGTTGTTGGCACGACGAACGTGAATGGTGTTACCGATACCTGTTGCTACCCAGTTAACGTTAGCGTTGATGGAAGCTGTAAGGCTATTAACAATATCAGCAACGTTTAGTTGAGTTGTTGACGTTGTAGGGGTAGCATAAGAAAAGGAAGTAGCATCCAACTTAATCGTGTAAGTAGAGCTATACGCTACCGTGTTAATGCTGACAAAGGCATACGGGTTCTGAACGGCACTGCTTAATGCACCTTCCTTGACTACCGTTTCTCTATTAAGAACAAAGATGTAGTCATTAATCTGAAGGGTTTGTAGCTGTTCAGAATTAGTGTGAACCGCATACGCTGTTGCTTCTGCTGCTACTGCATTAACGGTTTGTTGGATGCCGTTATTAGCACTCCAAACCTTAAGGGCTCCTGCCTTGCTAAATTGAATGATGTACTTCTCTTTATCATCTCGAAAGATTGTAAACCAAGTACCATCAGCAACAGCATTAGCCAGCTTACTAATACCTCGGAGCCCTGGACGTTTTGTCAAGCCAGTAGCAATGTCTGGATAGTAATTATCGCAGACACGCAGTTGATTACCAACTTTAATAGTATCAGGTTGTTGAGAAACACCACCAATAATATTGGTAATTTTTTGAGAGATAGCTGCCATTATCGTGCAATCGTGCGGAAGGGCGTATAAGAAATGTAGAAGTTCTGTCCAGTCTCCACACCAAAGATATTGACTTCAGACGTACCAGTATCATAAGCAATACAGTTTGCCCGCAGCATTCCCTCGTCTTGCTGATTAAACTGGAACATTTCTTTTGAACCAACTACGCTTCCCGCAAACACACGAGCAGCACGTTGAGCAATGTAATTCTTAAAGACCTGAGGAAGATCTTCAAAATTAAAGAACCATACCACATCACAAAGAACTGGATCAGTTCCAGGGAATTCATAAGTATGGAATACTTTATCGTAGAGTTTGCCGTCTCTTAATACGGTCTGGTATTGTTGGGAATTGGAAGTCTTGTTGTCAGAAAGTTGCAGTACGTTATCAGGTACTACAATCTCACCGTTAGCATCAGGAGTAAATGGATAGTTCACTTCGGTATTGAAGTGCCAACCTTCTCCTTGAACTTCACGGCTTACTGAATCAAGAATACTCAATGCCGTGGCAATCTCTGGGTTAGCGATGTCGAGCGACACCACAGGTGCCTGCCCGATGCCGGTCAACATTTGGTTGATAGCTTGGAGTTGGGTCGTCATTGTTCGGACAGGTAATTAAAAGGAAAGGAGGTAACCTTTAATAAGCTACCTCCTAATTAAATCCTAATTTACGTCAAATTAGGAGATCACACATTGCGGAACGCACCGGCCACGCCGACACGCACAGCGCCGCAACCATAGGCCAGACGGCCCACGATCACATCGCCTTGGTAGATCACCTTGGTGTCAGCACCAGTGGTCTGAACGCTAGGACCGATGGCCTCCACAACGCCAGCAGCGTCACGGTGGAAGATCAGGCCGCAGCTGTTGGTGAAGTCGGTAGCAATACCGTAGCTGTTGTTTTCGCCGGTCACAGCAGCAGCATCAATAGCAGCGCCAGAAGCCGAACCATACTTCCCAAGGAAGGGGATGTTGTTGGACTTCTTGATGGAGATACCAGCGATCTCATAGAGACCATCGCCAGAGTTCATGCTACCACCGGCAGCACCATACTCACGGTTCAGGATGTTGGTATCGACCTGAGAGATCAGGGCGTAGTACTGACGGGGACTCAGAACAGCCACACGGCCATCCTTAGGAGCAGCCACTTCGTCAAGACGGGCAGCAGCTTCGAAGAAGCCATCCACCAGGGCTTGAGCATCATACTCCTTGGAAGCACCAAGGTTGATCTGGAAGCCACCAGGCTCACCAGTCACCGCAGCAGAAGCCGAGGAAGCCTTGTCCAGAACGCGGAAGATACGGCGATCATAAAACTCAGCCAGGCTTTGACCGATCTGACGGGCAATAGGGCCACGGATGTCATACTGGCTCATGATTTCGTCGAGGTTATCAACGAAGGCAGATGCCACCAGCAGGTCATCCAGCGCGATGGTGGTTTCGGCTGCCGGGGGGTTGCCCGAACCGAGGATA